TTGCAAAAGCAAAAGCAAAGTTTGATGTCTACCCATCAGCATATGCCAACGCTTGGGCATCAAAATGGTATAAGGGCAAAGGCGGGACTTGGAGTAAGAAGTAAGGTTACCCATGTTAAAGTTTAGAAAGTTTTACTTATCTGAAATGGCGACAAGGGAAATCAGTGTCTCTGAGTTTCCTAATCCCCTTCGTGGAAGAATCAAAAACATCTTTCAGAAGAAAGGTGAGATGGATGGTTCGGATGCTGACGATAAAGTAAAAACAAAGTTTAGAGGGTGGGGTGCAAACCAACTGAAACCCTCACAATCTGCAATCTATCTTGGCAAATCACTCGGCATGGCTGTGGGTGGTGTCAAGGGTGGCAACTTAGGATCTATGGTTTCTGGTGACAATCATATTCTTGACGGACACCATCGTTGGGCTGCTACTCTGCTGGCTGAACCAAAGGCAAAGATTTTTGGAACCGAGGTTCAACTCGGTATTGGTGATCTAGTCCCTGTGCTTCGCTCCTTGGGTGATGCCTTTGGAAACAAACGTAGAGGTGAACCGGCTGGCGGTGATGTCAACATTTACAAGGCAACAATCAAAGATGCTTTGGATGCCATCTATCAAGGCAAAAATATGAATCCAAAGTTTTATGATAAAAACAAAGCAGTGGCTTGGTTAGAAAGTATTGGCGGGGAGCCAGAACTTGAGCGAAGACTGAAATTCATTCAATCTAAAAAACCACCAAGTGGCGCACCTCCTCGTAATCAAATGCCTGTCATTGATGCAGACTCAGGAGAGGATAAATTAGCGGCAACTTTATTGCAACGTGGTAGCCTTGATGTTCGTCCCCCATACGCAAAAGTTGAAGAAGAAATTCAACTGGCAAAAAGAAAATTTATTAAAGTTCCTACAAACCTGCTTGGACGAAATAACGATATTACAAAAGAAATTTTTGGAATCATTGATAAAACATATAAAAATATTGGCGGATACCCAGACTTCAAAAAACCGACCGACCTTCCAGATAATCACACAGACTGGTATGCAGCAGACATGGACAAAGACCCGGACGCTGACATCACTACCTTTGGAAAGTTTAAGGCAGGTAATTTTAAGTTAACTGGTGCTGCATCTGACGGATCAGAACCATCCAAAGTATTTCTTGTGAATAAACTTGGTAGGTTGATGACCACATCCGGCAACTATGTTGAGGCAAGTAACGCTCTCGCCCATGTTTTAATTACAAGAAAAAAAGTCCCTTTCGTTGGTGATGAAGAAAGTATTCAAAAACTTCTTCCGGGCAAATCATTTAGATTTGTTGGAGAACACCCAAACGGAAAATACCCCGGTTACAACGGTTGGTACGAGCGTGATATTGGAGGAAAAAAACACCTTAAGATTATTTTAGGTAATCCTAAAGGAGTTAAGGTACAAAGGGCTTGACAAGAGGAAATCGAATGGTAGAGTGTTCCTATGAACATCTTTGCAGTAGACGAACATCCCATTCGTGCCGCTCATCAAATGGTGGACAAGCACGTTGTCAAAATGATTCTAGAAGCAGGTCAAATGCTGTCCACCTCTCATCGTGTTCTTGACGGTGATGAGTATTACGACCGAACAAAAAACAATAGACGTATCAAGCGTTGGCGACTGAGCGATGAGCGTGAAGATAAACTTTGGAAAGCATCCTTTGTCGGTCATCCCTGCACGCAGTGGACGATGGAAAGTCGTATGAACTATCGGTGGCACGCGACTCACGCTCTGGCTCTCTGCCGTGAGTATACACACCGATACGAAAAGGTTCACAACTCACAAGGTTTGATTGAATATCTTTTTAATCGTGAACCTCAAAATATCAAAGAGGGTAAACTTACAAAGTTTGCCGTTGCAATGCCTGATCAGTATAAGGTAGAATGCTCTGTAGAATCTTACAGAAACTATTACAGAGGAGAAAAGGCTTACTTTGCAAAATGGAAAAAACGTGAAGTACCCGAATGGTGGCAATGAGTAAAAAATTAAATGTATTGATTACAGGTGGAGCGGGCTACATTGGTAGTCACGTTTCACTCGCGTTCTTAGATGCCGGTCATAGAGTTACAGTGTTTGATCGAAATGAAAAAAACTGTAAGAGCCTCAAAAAAAGTCTAGGCAGACGAAAGAACATCAGAATCTATAACTGTGATTTAGGTGACAGCGTTTACCTTGACGGTGTTCTTTCCGAAGGTATCGACACTGTGATTCATTGTGCTGGTCCCAATCAAGTAAGAGAATCCATAGACTCACCCCTTTCTGTGTATCACGATGTGGTTGGAAAGACACTGACATTGTTGGATGCGATGAGAAAGCATGGCGTGATGTCATTTGTTTATACCTCAAGTGCAGCAGTATATGGTCGTGTTAAAAATGGTGCGGCACTTGAAACAGCCCACTGTAAACCAATCACACCATACGGAGAATCAAAGTTGATGATCGAAACGATCATGAACAAATACAGAAGATCTAATCCTAGTTTTTCTTTTGCATCACTTAGAGTTTTCAATGCCGCAGGGAATAATCTATCTGCTAAGGTAACTCCAAAACAAAATTCAATCATTAGCAAATTAATTAACTCCGCTATGAGTAAAAAAGTTTGTAACATTTATGGGCATGAGCATCAAACATCAGACGGTTATGCTTGTAGAGATTTTGTTCACATTGATGATGTTGCAAAAGCACATGTTCTTGCCGCTGAAAAAAATGCCTGTGGTATTTTTAATGTAGGTAATGGTGTCGAAACAAGTCTGTGGGATTTGATTGCAGATGTTGTTTCAGTTACACAGAAAGAAATTGACATCTCTAAGAATAAACCACATAATGGTGACGTTGCCTCAATTGTATCTGATTGTAGTAAAATCAAAGAGATAATGAGTTGGGAACCAACATTTACACTTAGAGAGATGATTGAAACATCTCTCAAATCTTATAAAAAAGGAGAATAAAAATGCCAACAACAACATCCAATCTTTACGGGGATATTCCTGATCCAAATGAAAAACCAAATACCCCCGACAAAATCGAGGACGAAAAGTTCATTATGAATCCAGAAGACAAAGATCCCACGGCAGCAACGGGTCTTCCAAGCGTAGACGAAGCGTACGAAATGCGAAGACGAATCCTGAACCAAAAGAATTCACCAACACCTGCCCAAGAAGTTATTGAGGAGAGTGTAAGCAGAGATCAATTGAATAGTCTTGTTAATAATCTTTCCACCGCTGTTCAAAAACAATTTCTCAGGGTCATGATGGGACAAAAAATTGAAACAGAATCTATTAGTCAAATTATGAAAGAATCAAATGCTTCGAATGAAGATTTACTAAACTTATTGGTTGCCTTTGAAAAACCACTTGAACAATTAGTTACGGTTATCAACAACCCCGAGTCAGAGATTGCTAAGAAGTATTCTTTTATGAAAAAAGAGCAGATCATTGAGATGGAATCCGTATTGAAATCTCTTGCAAATGATATCAAAGAGAAGTATGATGATGACACGGTGAAAGAAATCGAAGATAAAATTACTGGATGGTTTACAAAAAGTGATGAAGGAGAAACCACGGAATCTTAAAATGAAAAAGAAAAAGCACAATAAAAGAAACAATGATCGCAAGAACTTTGGCGGTCGTGATCGTGGCGAAAAGTTTAGCAATAAACGATCCATGCGAAACAATGATCAACAAATTATTCGAAACATGGAGAGAGGAAAAATTAACGTGGAAGATTTAGAGGACTACTACGATGACCACAGTTAAAGGAACTAATACAATGAAACTGTCGAAACAAACCTTTGCCATTCTAAAAAGTATGGCAGGCATCAACTCAAATATTCATGTGCTTCCGGGCAATGAACTTGTCTGTGTCAACGCAGGCAAGAGCATTATGTTCAATGCAAAAGTTGAAGAAAACTTTGCAACTGAGTTTGCCATCTGGGATTTGAGTCAGTTTCTCGGAACCTACTCATTGTTCAACGACCCAACGGTGGACTTTGGCAGCACATCACTTCGCATCGAGTCTGGTCGCCAGTCTTGTGAATACAATTATGCAGACCCACGACTTGTCGAGGGATGCCGACCACCGAGCAAGTTAAATCTTCCAGAGATTAAAGTGACCTTTGACTTGTCGCAGCAAGAGATCAACGACATTTTGCGTGCGTCTGCCGTGATGCAACTTGCCGATATCATGTTCACGAACGAAGAGAACAAGGTGAAGGTGGTTGTGTTCGATAAGGAAAAAGCAAACTCTACCAACAAGTATGAGATTGAAGTCACTCCGACCGATATGGAATCAAGTGCATCTTTCAAGATTTACATGAAGTCAGATTTGTTAAAGGTGCTTCCGGGTGACTATGAATTCAATCTGTGTGAGAAGTTGGCGATCTTGTTGAAGCACAAGGACATTGATGCTAACTATACTCTTGCTGTGACCAATGACTCTGTTTACAATGGGATGTTTTGATGCTAACAACTGAACAACACTTATGGGTCGAGAAGTTTCGACCACAATCAATCAAGGATTGTATCCTCCCCGGTGGCTTGAAAGAAACACTTCAAGCCATTGTGGATTCTGGTGAGATGCACAATCTTTTGTTTTCTGGTGGACCGGGGTGTGGCAAGACCACGGCTGCGATTGCCATGTGCAAAGAGATGGGTGCAGAGTATATCAAAATTAACTGCTCCGAAGATGGCAACATTGACACGCTGCGAACACGAATTCGTGACTTTGCAACTTCTCAGTCCTTGACTGGTGATAAGAAAGTCGTGATTCTTGATGAGTTTGACTATGCAAATGCAAATAGTTTTCAACCTGCCTTGCGTGGTTTCATCGAAGAGTTCTCGATCAACTGTCGCTTTGTCCTGACTTGCAACTTCAAGAATCGAATCATCGAGCCGCTACATTCCCGATGCACCTGCGTTGATTTCCGCTTCACGAAGGACGAGCAGATGAAGATGGGGTCGCAGTTCTTGAAGCGTCTGGAAGGCATCCTACAGGGCGAGAGTGTCCACTATGACGGTCGTGTGATTGCTAAGTTGATCATGCGACATGCTCCTGACTGGAGGCGTATCCTGAACGAGTGTCAACGATACTCTGCTTCCGGTGAGATTGATGTCGGCATCCTGACAGAGATCGGTGATGTTGGTATTCACTCGCTCATGGATATCTTGAAGAACAAGGACTTCTCCAAGTTGCGTGGTTGGGTGGTTGACAACGGTAGCAACGAACAAGCCCAAATCTATCGCAAGATTTATGATTCGTTGGGTGAGAATCTGAAACCACAATCCGTGCCAGCGGTGATTCTGATTCTGGCAAATTATCAATACAAGGCTGCGTTTGCCGCTGATTCGGAGATCAACATGATGGCGTGCCTTACTGAAATCATGATGGAGGCAGAGTTCAAGTGAGTGACATTGGAATTATTGGAAATGGTTTTGTTGGTGGAGCAGTGGCATATGGTTTCCGTGATCAAAAACCTCTAGTCTACGATATTAATCCAGACGCATCCACTCACAGTTTTGATGATGTTGCAAACTGCAAGTACCTTTTCATCTGCTTGCCCACACCGATGGTAAGTGAAACTGGAGGCGAGGCAAACACCAGCATCGTTGAGGAATGCTTGGAGAAACTATATCAAAACAGAGAGCAAGTAATCATGCTCAAGTCTACCGTTCCGGTTGGCACGACTAAACTGTTGTCTCAGAAGCATCGCCTAAGAAACTTGGTTCATTGTCCTGAGTTCTTGACCGCTGCAAACGCAAAGTATGACTTTGTAAATGCTGATAGGACTGTGATCGGATCTCCATATCTCAGAGATGGTATTGAAGAAAAATATTCCGAAATGGCAAAGGAACTATTCTTAAAAGTTTTTCCCGACATCCCCGTTTACACCATGTCATCATGTGAGTCAGAGATGGTAAAGTATACGGCTAACTGTTTCCTTGCAACCAAGGTTGGTTTCTTCAATATGATTTTTATGCTTGGCGAAAAGATGGGCTTGGACTACAATCGTGTCCTTGAAGGAGTCTTGGCTGATCCTAGAATTGGCAGATCACACACGGCAGTACCCGGTCCCGATGGAGACTATGGATTCGGTGGCACATGTTTTCCCAAAGATGTAAATGCGATGATTACAACTTTGCAAAATAATCACATCTCGTCTTACATTTTAGAGTCTGTTTGGAGAGACAATATGAAATACAGAAAAAACTGGGACTGGGCAAATAACACATCAGCAGTGAGAGCAAATGAAACTCGGTGATTACCTAAACGCAATCAACTACTCCAAGGATGATCTCTTTGCGGACGAGGAAGCCGCGAAAGGGTATGTTCCATTTATTGTGAACCGGAGCCTATCTTACTTTCCTGACACGATCCTACAAGCAAATGACATGAATATTCATGCAGATCTAGGTAAGCAAGAACAGTTTGATTATCTACGCCACTCGATCAGAAAGCGTAGACGGTTCAGCAAATGGCTTAAAAAGACAGAGGACAAACGAATCGAGTCCGTAAAAATTTTCTACAATCTGGGTACAAAAAAAGCCCTTGAGTCCATGAGAGTTTTGTCGGACAGACAGATTGACGAAATCCACGATTATGTTCTAAAAATGCAAGGCTCCTAAATACAATTGTGGGTTGACCACATTGTTATGGAGTTATGATGGAAAAATTAGAATCTATTGTAGAGTCTCTGGTAGAAGTCACGCTCAAAGATCCAGAAGACTTTTTGAAAGTAAGAGAAACGTTGACCCGTATTGGTGTCTCTTCTCGCGTGGGTAACAAGTTATATCAATCTTGTCATATTCTTCACAAGCGTGGAAAGTATTACATTACGCACTTCAAAGAACTTTTTGCACTTGATGGGCTTCCATCTAAAATGACAGAGGAAGATTTCGGCAGAAGAAATACCATTGTTGGTCTATTGACTGAATGGGGACTCATTGATATTGTGGATGGAAATAAATGCCAAGAACCTTTAACATCCATGAGAAAAATTAAAATTATTTCTCACAAAAACAGACACGAGTGGGAGTTGATACCTAAGTATCACATCGGGAAAAAACCATCTAAAGACGAAGAATAAAATAAAAGGATTATATTATGAAATACCTAGTGACTGGCGGGGCTGGATTTATTGGATCTAATATTGTTTCTACTTTGCTTGAGGGTGGACATCAGGTCATAGTGATTGATAACGAATCATCTGATGCACATCACACCTTTTACTGGCAAGACCTAGCAGAAAATCATAAGTTAGATATTTGTGATTACGAAAAGATTCTACCTCTTTTTGATGGTGTAGATACAGTGTTTCATTGTGCAGCGGAGGCAAGGATTCAACCTGCCATAATTAATCCACTACTCGCAGTCAAAACAAATTCGTATGGCACATGCTCAGTGTTACAAGCAGCCAGAGAAATGGGCGTTCGTAGAGTTGTTTACTCATCAACCTCTTCGGCTTATGGTTTAGAAAACGTTCCACCAAATGTTGAAACCCAACGAGAGGACTGCCTAAATCCATACTCGGTATCAAAAGTTTCTGGCGAAAAACTTTGCAAAATGTATTACGATTTGTTTGGTTTAGAAACCATCGTGTTTAGATACTTCAATGTTTATGGTGAGCGTCAGCCTCTCAAGGGTCAGTATGCTCCTGTCGTTGGATTATTTTTAGAGCAGTGGAAGAAAGGCGAACCCCTTACCATTGTCCCTGACGGAGAACAACGAAGAGACTACACTCATGTTTCAGATGTCGTGTTTGCAAACATACTTGCATCAACGGTTCGTAAAAATGCTTGTGGTGAAGTTTACAATGTGGGAACCGGAACAAATTTTTCTGTAAATGAACTTGCAAAAATGATTTCTGATAATACAATCATGATTGAACCACGACTAGGAGAGGCAAGAGTGACTTTGGCAAACAATAATAAGTTGCGTAGAGTGATGCGATGGGAGCCAACAGTCAAACTCGAAGAGTGGGTAAAAAATGAAAAGGAGAGAATCAAATGATCGGTGGCGAAAACGTTGATGAAACAAGAGTGAATCTTCTAGAAACCAGAACTCGATGGATAAACGTATCAAAAGATACTGAAAAAGCATCACAAATGGTTGAACTCCTTGGTGATAAAAATTTTACAAACCATGAGAGATTTAATGCACTAACAGAAGATGCAGAGTTTGGGTGGACAAAGGAAAAAAGCCCAGAGTGGTTTGTGACTCACATGTGTGGACTTTCACATCGTAAACTTTTGATGGAAACCATTATCAAGGATGACAAACCCGTTCTTATTTTAGAGGATGATGTTGAGATTGAACATCCAACATGGATGGATGAAATCCCAGTTCCCCGAGATGCAGACGCAGTATATCTTGGCACTTCTCACAGCGACATGAGATACAGGGCAGAGGATCACGGCAATGGTTGGAATAAAATTACGGGAGTGTTTGGAACACACGCCATCTTACACTTGAATAAAAAGTATGCCTCAGAGATGTGTATCATGATTGAAAGATGCGTTAAAAATAATCATCCATTTGATGTTTCATTGGCAAAGGATCTACAAGGGAGATTTAATGTATACGCACCATACTCCCCATTCTTTTATCAAGCAGACTCAAAAAATACCACAAATAAGTATGAGGCTATTACAAGACCACCACTTACTCAACAAAAAAAGTTTACGCTTGGAACATTTAAATAATCATGCCAGTATCTTTTAATAATCCAACTTGGAGACTTGGCAACCAAATGTTCCAGTATGCTGCGACACTTGGTGTTGTTGAAAAAATCAATACACATGGTAATTTTGCGATTGATAACACATATCTCTCCGAGTGTTTTGAACTAGGCTCCTTGAAAAATGCGAGAGTGTTTGCAAACAATCTTTATCAAGAACCTCGTTTTGATTTCTGTGATGATATTTTTAGAATTGATCCCAACTTACATACAGATCTACAAGGTTACTTTCAGACTGAAAAATACTTTGACCACTGTAGCGGAAGAGTAAAGACTGATTTTACTTTTAAAGAAAATATTAGACATAAAGTTTCTGAGGATTTACCAGTCGGTGTTCTTTGTTCTCTCCATGTGAGAAGGACAGACTATCTACAACTCGCACATGTCCACACAAATTTGCAAGTGGATTGGTATGAGAAAGCCTTCGAAAATCAAAAGGAATACTTTGGTGATGAACTTATCCCCGTGATATTTTCTGATGACATTGAGTGGTGTAAAGAAAATTTATCACATCTTTCTGACGATACTTTCTTTTCAAATGGTGACACATACTATGATCTTTGCATGATGTCTTTTTGCAACGCTCACATAATTGCAAATAGTAGTTTTAGTTGGTGGGGTGCTTACCTTGGTGGGGGCAGAACAGTTGCACCAAAAGAATGGTTTGGAGAAAGTAATCCTCACGGGGATTGGAAAGATATTTACTGCGATGGATGGGTGATCATTTGAAAATCGTACAAGCATTTGGATCACCATTTACTCACGATAAAAGTTCGTGCATGGGAAGTGTTCCTACTAATCACATTTGGCACTACGGAGCATGCGAGGACTCAGACATCGAAGTTTACTTGGATTATGATGTAGTGGGAGGATTTAAATCTCCATGTGAAAATAAGTTTCTTTGGCTGAGTGAATCTAAATCTATTGTTCCTCATCAATATGCTTTTGTAAGAATGTGGTATGAAAAGTTTTGCGACTGTTATAAAGCAATATTTACGGCAGATCGAGAGTTAGTTAATCTTCATGATAAGTTTATAGAAGCACCCGGAGGATCAAACTATACATGGGTGACTCCAGATAAACGGGGTGTTCATAAAAAGTCCAAACTTGTTTCTATGATTAGTTCTGGAAAAGTTATGTGTGAAGATCATATTAATCGAAATGCAATCGCAGACAAAATGATTGAGCAAGGTGTTGACATGTTTGGCAGACTATACACACCTGTTGAAACCAAAGATATGGCACTAAATGATTATATGTTTTCTGTGACCATAGAAAATGTAATCTTGTCAAATTATCAAACAGAAAAAGTCATCGATTGTTTCGCAACGGGAACTGTTCCAATTTACTTGGGGAATCCATCCATCGGTGAAACCTTTAATCCAGATGGAATTATTTTTTACGATGACAACTTTGATCTAAATATGTTGTCGGAAGATTTGTATCAAAAAATGCTTCCGGCTGTGAAAGAAAATTATGAGATATTCTGTAACATGAAAATCTCTGATGATGTGATTTTTGACAAGATCACAAAACTACTCTAAATAGAAGACAGGAGATTATTATGAGCAAAAGACCAAGCGTTACATTATGCATGATCGTTAAAAATGAAGAACACATCATCCGTGAGTGTCTTGATTCTATGGTGGGAGTTATCGATAGGTACGACATCTCTGATACAGGTTCAACGGATAAAACAAGAGATGTAATTCGTGAGTGGGGTGAAAAGAATAATATTCCGGGTGAAGTGTACGATATTCCATGGAA